ATTAGGAGAAGCAAATAAAGGAGTAACAAAAATAAATAGCATTAAGAATAAAGTAATTGCTTTTAATCTCATTTATATCACCTCCTCTCTAAGCCCTCTTAATTAGTTTCTAAGAGGTTTTAATTTTAAGTTAAGGGATAACCCTATTTTATATATAAAGTCTTAACTGAGCTTATCCTAGTAAGGATTTTAAGATATTATACTGAGCTTAAAGACCTGGCAGTTACTTCTATCTCACCACTATCAAAGTAAAGTCTAAAACCTATTACTTCAAATTTCTCTTCTGACCAATTTAATAAATCATCTGTCATATCTATTACATCACCTATTTCTAAACTAATTGCATTTAACCAAGTAGTAAACTTTATAATCCAATATCTTTCTGTAAAATAATCTCTATAAGATTCAGCAATAAAGGTTATAGTAGAGCTATCAAATATATAATCACAATCTAATTTAAAAACTCTTGACCTTCCATACTTATTTGCTGAAGCTAAACAAGTTGCGTCGTTTTCAGGATTAAACTCATAAACTTTTGTAAATCTTTCTGTAGCATAATTTTTATAATAATTAAACCTAAAAACATTTCTTATTTGTGACAAAGGAGTTAAAAATATTTTTAAAGTTTCATATTTATAATTATCTTTATCAAAGCTCATTAACGAACTTGCTGAAGCATTATATCTATTTACTTTTGTTCTACCTAAATAATCCTCAAATATTCTAAGAAAAGATTGTTTAGCTAATCTATCTAAAAATTTCCAAGAATATTCTAATTTATATAATTGTCCTGCAAGCTCATATGCATCTGTTAATTCATCAATAGATTTATTTGCTATATCTTGATCTACTTGAAAAGTCAAACCAGTTTCTGGAGCACCAGAAAAAGTATCCTCAATTAAAATAGTTCCAGATATTAATTGTTGATTAATAATATGTTCTACCTTTTGGCTATTCTCATCATGAACATATAAAATATTACCAGGCTTAATGTTATCAAAAGTAATAGCAGAAGATTTAAACTGTTTATAAAAATCAAAAGTTGTTCTTAAAATATTAGATAATCTTATTTCATCTAACCAGCCATCAATATTTGCAGTCCCTAATCTTGAAGAACCAATCTTAGCATAAGTTAAACTCTTATCAGTTCTCCAAGGATAACCTAAATTACCACTTGTCCCTTTTAATACATTATCAATAAAAATCTCTAAATAATTTATTTGCCAATTAATTCTAAAATGATGCCAATCAGTTCCTAAACTTAAACCTGAAACATCAATAATTAAATTTTGTGTTCTGGTATCAACATTGCCAGATTCCCTCGTAAATCTTTGAAATCTTAATTCATTAGCTGTCGTGGTTTTATCCATTGATATATAAGAAAAAAATATTGTTGCAATTTCAATTCCTAATGCAATAAATAAATATTGGTTTGTATCTCCCCAAAAATCTGATGCTGCTTTAAACCAAAACTCGTAACAACCTTCATCACCAATATTTGAACTATTCCAAATATTATTTAAATCAGAACTTAAAATATCTATATAATCATTATTAACCCTAACAAATCTAAAAGCATTCTTTATAATACCAGTTTCTTCTCTCTCACATCCAACATTAGTTCCATGACATTGATTAGGAGTAGAATCAATAACATCTCCAGCACCAAAATCTAAATGCCAAAGAGCAATAGTGTTTATATCATAATCAAATTCCCAGGGTAAAGTTTGCCCATCTGTTCCATAATATAAATCTACTAAAGATAATTGATTTCTTAAAACCCCTTCTATTACTTGTAATTGTTTTTCTATTAATAAATTAGCAGTTCCAGTTATTAGGCCATTAGCATCATCAGGCTGCCCTTGAACTTGAATATTAAAATCAATAGCAAATTTTGCCAAGTATCCATTTATTACCACCCATACTTCATAAATTCTTGCAGTTTCTAATCCAACTGGCCCAAGAATATATCCACTAACATACCAGTCGTTCATATCTGCTGTTGCAGGAGTGCTTATAGATGTTGATTTTGTTATAAGGCCATCACCCTCAGAAAAAGCTAATGTTGCTCTAACATTATCATTAGAATCTGATAATACAATTAAGATTCCTATTGGAGCATTAGTGGCATGAGCCCTTGCATAAAAAAAAGCTGCATAAGGACCACTTTCAACTAAATCGCTCAAAAATGGAAGTTGAGAAAAATCAACATCTAAAAGATTATTAGCAGTAGTTAATTGAGCATAACTATTAAAATCTTTATCAAAGCTATTTTCAGGATTCCCTGCTGTATTACTTCCTCCAATCGCAGAAGGACGATGACCACAATGACCAATTAAACGATTTCCGAGTAACATGACATAAAAAGCACTTTCAGAAAATAATTCTGCCGTATATTCTTTTCTAATATAACTTACAAATTGAGGAATCCAATATAATCCATAATCAATAGATTTTATTTCGTGATCACAAATCTTAAAATAATTTTTTTGTTCAGTTAAATCAAATCCTCCCCACACAGCCTTTATCCCCAAAGTCCAATCATAACCATAAATAAAACCTTCTCTAAAATCCCCATAAACAGCAGTAGGGATTAAAGCGCTTAAATTATCTGTTGCTTTATCCCAAGTATCAATTGTATTCTCAGGTAAATCTTTATGCTTCTTAACAATAGCATCATCAATATAAAAAGTAAATTCTTTTCTATTTAAATTATAATCCCTTATAACTCCTCGGAAAACAATTATAGAATTTTCATATTTTAAATCTACTTTATCAAGCAATAATCTAACCTGCAAATATTTATTTTTAAAATTTCTATTTTCAGGATCAATTAAATAATCAGAAAACTTTTCTAAATTATTTATAATAATAGTTATATCAGCCATTTCAGCATAACCACAACCAAAACTTGCCTTTATTGATTGATCTAATGGAGCTATATCATCTATTAAATCTTCATAATAAGTTTGACCTATTATAATATTTCTTGCATTAGATAAATAAATACTCTCTTCTGGTATTTCTACTAAAACAAAAGGCTCAAAAGTTTTAATATCTTCAGTTAAATCTTGTATTTTTTCTGGTAATAATTTCATCTAATTTCTCTTAAAGTAATTGAATTTCCAAATACTTGTTCAAAATCATTTTCAATAGATAACTCTGCATTCATACATTTAACAAGTTTACTCAAACCTACTGGATCTTGAAAATAAAAATTTTGATAACCTAATTCTACTACATTAGCAATAAAGGTTTTAAACTTTCTATGCTCAGCCCAAAGCATATTCTGGAACTCTATTGAATTAATATTAACTGGCTGAGCTAATTTAACCGATCTAATTTTACCTGATTGTGATTCAGAAACAATCTGTCTTGCACTAACCGAAGGAGTATATGGCCATTCAATAGAAGCATCAAGTTGAAACTGGCAACCATTTTTAATTTCAAAATTAAGAGCAGACTGGCTATCTTCTACTGGATTCCATAAAACAAATTCATTATCATTTAATAGTTCTTTAACTTTATGATAACCAAATCCCCAAAAAGTTTCATCAGTTAAAGCGAGTATATCATCAGTAGTTACACCAGCAGCAATTAAACCTCCAGTAGCAGAATAAAAATAATCTTTAGATAACCCCACAATGCCACAACGCCCTACTACACCATCAGAACCATCTATTCTTAAAACTGGCTCAACTTCTGTTCTAATATCTATTTGATAATAAGTTACATCCATTAATATCTACCTTTTGCTTCTTCTTCTTGCAAGATAGGTATGACATCATCTCTAATAACTTCTTTTACTCCTCTTGGATCAAGAGAATGAATAGTAAAATTAATTTGCCTTCCAGCCTTACCTATCCCTGAAACTCCCTTTCTAACCCCTTCTGCAATATCAGCAGGAACAACCATTTCTCCTTTATGAATACCAGCTAGCATATTTCTTGGAATTTCCCATGAGCCTTCCTGAAAAAAACCACCAAGTAAACCAGAAATAGCATCTTTAATTCCACTTGCAATTCCTTTAACTAAAGCAATTATAATTTCATCTAAATTAGATAAAATCCCTTTTATTAAAGCCCAAACTATTTTAGGCATCCCAATAATAACAAATTTTACAACAGCAATAATTATAGAAGGAATAGATGCAATTACTTTTTGAATTATTAAAGGCAATAAATCAATAAACTTTTCTATAAGAAAAGCTATCATATCTGGCATTTCAATAAATATTAATTCTACAATAGCAGAAATTAATTCAGGCAATACCATTATAAAACCTTCTAATAAAATTGGAATAGCCTCTACTATTGCCCACATAATAGTTGGAAGTTGTTCTATTAATGCTAAAACTAAAATAGGAATCTGCTCAGCTAACACAACTGCTAATTCTGGAATAAATTCTGCAAAAGCTTTAATTAAGATAGGTAAAGTTTCAACTACCTTTTCTACTAATACTGGAATCCATTCTATAATTTGAGCCATTATTTCTGGCATTCTAGCTATAAAATTATCAATAGCTTTCATCATACCTTGAACCATAGCTTCAACTCCAGTTGGCTCTCTTTCTATTACTCCTCCAGCACCAACTCTCATTGGAGCTTCACCTCCATCTTCCATGCCAGCTTCAAATAATTTTCTTACAAATCCCCAAGCACTCATAATACCTTTTTGTAATATTGGCCCAAGAGTTTCTCCAGCTTTACCAAATAATTTAATAACAGCTTGTCCATATTTTCCTAAAGAATCCCACACTTTTATCATTGCTCCTTTAAAGCCTTCCCAAATCTCTTTTAAATCTATCCCTATTTCTACAAAAGCTTTTTTAGCACTTCCAACAAATTTTCTCCATAATGGTTCTGATTTTTCTAAAGATTCTAAAAACCTAAAAAGAGTTTCTTCGCTCATTGCTTTTATTTCTTTTCCAGTTTGTTTTAAACCACTTGGCAAATCTATATTAAATCTTTTAGCTAATACCTCTAATTGTTTAATTAATTTCTCAACTGACTCCTCTCCTTTTAAACCCCACTTAGCAGTTAATATACCTAACCCTTCCATGCTTTCTTCTAACTCTCCTAAACTATATGAGTATTCAGCTAATTTATTAATCGTTCCTTCCATATCTTTTTCTGCACCTGGCATTATTCCAAAAAACTTTTTAACTGGATCTGGAATTTTATCTCCAACCTTACCTACTTTTTCAAGTCCTGTAAATAAAGCTCCAAAGAAATCTATAACAGCTTTACTAACTTTTATTATAGCCTGAGCAACAGCTATTAACATTGAAGGCAACTCAGCCATAAATTCCCCAAATTTACCAATTACTGGAATTACTAAAAGCATCGCCTTTGTTAAATTATTTTTAATTATTTTAGAATTTCTACTAACAGCATCAGCTAAATTATTAACAGAAGGTATTACTACACCTTCTAACATTTCTTTTATTATATTTCCAAAAAAGCTTTCTTTTATAGAAATAAATAAACCTTCTAATGAAGATTTTAAAATTGTAAATTGACCAGCTAAAGTATTTAATTCAATTTCAGCTATTCTTTTAGAAGTTCCACCAGCATTTTCCAACTGATTAGTAAATTCACTTAAATGTTCAGAGCCACGATCTACAATAGTTATCATACCTGTTGCTGCTCTTCCAAAAAAGTCAGTCATTTGAGCAGCAGAAAAATTAGCTTTTTCAAAATCTTTTACTATTTCTACAAAAGGACGCATATTTCCATCTGCCTCAAGAACAGTAATACCAAGTTTCTTAACCATCCCTGTTACAGGATCGGCAGTCTCTAATAATTTTCTTAAAGCAAATCTTAATTGCGTTCCTCCCATCGATCCTTCAATTCCAGCGTCACCAAGAGTTCCTATTATAGCAGCAGTTTCTTCAAGAGATAAACCTGCTGCCTTTGCTATTGGGCCAACATATTTTAATGATTCTCCTAAATCAGTCATTGTTACTTTAGCTGATGTAAAGGTTTTAGATAAAATATCTGATACTTCTAAAGTCCTTGAAGCTTCAAGACCAAAACCTCTTAAAACACTTGCAACAATATTTGTTGCTGTCGCTAAATCAGTTTTACCTGCTGTTGCTGCTGCCAATAAACCAGGCATAGCATCCATAATTTCATTTACTTGAAAACCTGCCATAGCTAATCCAGTCATTGCTTCTGAAGCTTGTCTTGCCGACCATTCAGTATCTCTTCCTAATTTTAAAGCTAAGTTTCTTAACTGATCAAAATCTTTTCCTACTGCTCCAGAAATAGCTCCAACTCTTGCCATAGCTTGTTCAAATTGTGCTCCCATTTTTACAGAAGCATATCCAACAGCAGCAACTCCAGCTACCCCAGCAATAGCAAATCGCTTACCCCAACGATTAACAAAATTACCTAATCCTTGGAATCTTCTTGATATTCGCTGAGTAGTAGTATCCACTCGTTGAGCAAAATACCTAATCTGTTTATCTGCTTGTGTTAAACCCTTATTAAGCTGATCTATCTTTGCTTCGATATAAACAGCAAGAGTTCCTAATGAAGTGGTTTCAGCCATTTACTCCTCGTAAAAAGGTAACTTAGATTTAGCTTGCTCTAAAGTTAAACTTCGTTCTCTTCCTTTTTTCCCTGACATAAACTTTGCAACTATTCCTTTTTTTGGATTCTTTTCAGGAACAGATAATAAAGAAGATAAAAAACTAAAATTTGCTTGCCCTATAAACATAAACTGATCTAAAGTTAAATCAAGTATTTCATCTATCTTCCAGCCAGTAATAAAAAGCATCCCAAATACTGCTGCCAGATCAAGCTTTAATCCACCTTCAACTTTATTATCTTGCTTAGTGAATCGCTCGTTCTCCTGACCTGGCTTAATAAAAAAGGGATTGCCAATTCTAAGAGCGAAGAAAATTCAAGATTATCTAAAATCCAATCTTGCTTTTCTTTTAAAATAGTTTTCTTATAATCTTCCTTTTTAAAATCCTCATCTTTCAAAAAGAAAAAAGCAATCAATTCCGCCATTCGCTCGCTTGCTATTCTTGGAATAACACTAATAAATATTTCAATTAATTGATTAATCGAAATACTTTTAAAATCAAGACCTTTAAATTCATTAACCTGAGAAACTAATCCAACGATCTCTTGAATCAAAGGTATTTGCTTGCGAAGCGAAGGTTTAGGAATGATTACTTTTTCACCCCTGATAGTAGTTACTTCTAACTCATCAGGCAAGATAATTTCAGTAATATCTTTTATCTCATTTAATTTCTTTTGAGTTTCAGTTAAACCCTTTTCTCGTGTGTTATCTTTCATAGGAGTCAACTCCTCTCTTTAAACAAAAGATTAACAATTAATTAAGCCTTTTTCCTTACTATCTTAAAAAGCTGTTGCTGAGAAGCTAAAGCATCTCCGTTCCAATCTACCGTCTGCCTAACAGCATTAAAAGTATAAGGAAACTCATGTGGATCATCTCCGTGCTCAATAGCAACCTCACCTGAGCCCCTTGCTGCCCAAAAATAAGTTTCAACAGTATGCCCTACAGGTAATTCATGTCGAAACATAAGAGCAACATTAGAGACATCCATATCTCCACCAAAACCAAGCGTAGCCTCAGTAGCATCTTCAGCAGTTACTCCAGCACCTAAAGCCCAGGCAAGATCTCGTAAACTCCATTGCAAACCCCTAAAAGTAAGTGAAATCATTTCCTTTCTTGCAAAGCTCTTTATTAACGCTGCCGGAGTTCCTTGTTCTACATCTACAACTTCCCTTGTTATAGTTAAAGTAGAACCTGAACGAACTGCTCCTACTTCCACAGCAGGAGTGCTACCTACTGGCCCAAGAAAAATAACACCTGGCCCAAGAGATATATCATCAGTATCATAAGTTGGCATATTAAACATCTTGTATCACCTCCTTTCCTTCTAAATATTTCTTATAATTAGAATCAATAAGTTCATTAATAGCACCGCATCTTCTGCATATATTACTTACTCTACCACCTTCAATCCAAAGATATAAATCTTTATACTTAATTCTTATTACATTTTTATTTGGATCTGAATAGCCAAGAACGAACCCACAAGTCTCACAAAGCCATTCCTTTACATTCTCTTTAAAAAGAGCAGGTATATTACTTTCGTGATCTAAATTCTCTTTATCAGTTTTACTACCCATTTTCCTGCCTGATAATAAACCTTATCAATATCATCATATAATTGAACAGGTCTCATAGTTTCTTGCATAATGAACATTCTATCGGTATCTCGATAAAGCCACTTTTGTAAAAAATCAAATATTAAATCATAAATCGCAGAAGCCTCATTAGCACTTGCCCTTGAATAAGAATTTATAGAACAGGGTAAAACTTGAAATTTAGGAATATCCTCATCTGCATAACCGCCAGTATCAAATTCTATATTAGCACAAGGATAAATAGGATTTTTAATAGAAACTAAATGACCAGGATAAAAATGATTGTAAATATAATTTGTAATAGCAGTCTCACCAATTATACTTTTTCTAATATCTTCGATCAATTTGTTCATTTAAACATAATCCCCGCACGGGTTCTATGGCGACCCATAGTTTGAATTATTTCTTTTTTAATTTCTTTTCTTTTATTTTCAAGCGAACCTTTTAGGAAATCTCTTTTAATCATTAAAGGAGTTCCTAATAAAACATAAATAGCCCATGCACAAATTCTTTCATCTATCTAAGCTTTATGTTCACTTTTAGTTTCAAAATGAAAGTCTTCACTTCTTTGAGCACTTTTTAAAACTCCTGATTGAGAATGAACTGCCCAATAAGGAGAATGCAATGATTTACCTTTTGGCCCATGTCTTTTAGCGTAAGGATGATCTAATCTTCTTAAATCAGCAAGAGAATGATCAGTTAAAGAAATATTTTTAGTTACTTCTTTATCTAAAATTTTACCTGCCTTTTCAATCGCCACCTTTCTACCTTTATCAAATACTTTTTGTGTAGTATTAAGATTCCCCAATACTACATTTAAACCTCTTACTCCTGTTTTAATTGCCATTTTATTTACTTAATTGAAGTATCTATTACTGTTCTTCCAAGATTCTTTTCTGACAGATAATTTAACATCTCATCTAAGAAAGGAATAAAAGGATGTTCCTTTGGAATTAAACTTTTCATTTCCATTCCAAGTTTTAAAGCTTCTTCTAAATGAATAAAAAATAATTCTTTTCTTGGTTGCCAATAATTATTATCTTTCTGCATAGCAGTATGCAAATATTCAATCCCCTTTGGTCTATCGCCATCATTTAAATAATGCAAAGCTAAATTAAAATAAGGTCTGCTATCTTCTGGATTATCTTTCATTTGCATTTGATTAAGTAAAAAATATTCATTTAATTTTCTACTAACAAATCTTTGATCTTTCATAAATCCTTTATGGTAAGTTAAAAATGGAGCAATACCCATCTTAGGATTTTCTATTTGCTTTAAACTATTTTCTAATGACTCGTGCACTCTACCTTCATAATAAATTTCAGATAAATTTCTAAATAATCTTACATGTTCAGATGGAACTTTCCTTCCATCTTTCTGTAAGTTTACAAACATAAATAACCAAGCAATAAAATCAGTTTCAACCATCTGTAATAAAGGCGGGAAAGGAGGCATCTCTTCATCAGGATCAAGATGTAAAATCCATTCTTTAGTTGCTTTACTTTTAGCAAAGTTCCTAGCATCAGAATAATTTTTATTCCATTCATAATCATAAACTTCAGCTCCATACATTTTAGCAACTTGTTTAGAATTATCTTTAGAGCCAGTATCCACATAAATTATTTCATCAACAAAACTCCAAACTATATCAAATAATTCATATAAAGCAAATTCTTCATCTTTACCTACTATACATAAAGATATTTGATTATTCTCATTCCATTCATTTAACTGCAATTTACTTTCATCAATCAAATGATTATAATCTTTTGCACCAATTAAATCTTCTCTTTTATCTTTATCTATGCCAGAATAGAAATCAAATTTATCTTTACATATTTTCGGATCTGAATATCCATAATGTTTAACCCTTACTCCAGAATACCTACTATTAAAAATAGGAAACATTGGAATATTCCCACAATGCAAACCTTGATCATTACCAAGAGTTATTTCTTGATTAGGTAAATTTTTAAATAAACGAAAGCCACTCATGTTACCAAATATCCCATCTTTTCTATAAAACTTTTCTCCTCTCCAAAAAGTATAAAAGAATAATCTAAAACATTGAAATTCTGGATTAACCGGTTTAATTAATCTATGAGCATAATCATAATCAAACTTATCTTCTAATACTTCATCACCATCAATAGAAATAATCCAATCAGGATGCCTATCCTTAGCCATTTCTAAAAGTTTATTTCTATCTCTACGCTCATTAAAATCTAAATCTTGACTTTCTAATTTAGCTACTTTAGGAAATTCTTTAACTATATTTACAGTATTATCTTTAGAACCATCATCAAGCACAACTATTTCATCAGCAAATTCTGAGGTTCTAATTAAACTTCTTTTTATAAACTCTTCACAATTTTTAATTCTATACATAGCAACAAGTTTGCCAGTATAATCTTCAACATGATATTTTCTATAATATTTAGATTTATTGTTTACCCCTCTTTTATTATCAGGAAATTCACTATCTAAAGTTTTATGACCAAAATGATGTATAAAAACATCACCTGCTAAAACAGCTTTATATCCTTCCATTCTACCTCTAAGAATTATATCATTATCATCATAACCACCAGGATCAAAATCAGTATCAAGTAATCCTATCTCATCTATTACTTCTTTTTTAATTAATAAACATAAGCCAGATAAAAATCCTACTTCTGCCCATCTTTCAAAATTCTCTTGAAAATATTGATCCCCTATTTGGTCTAAATTATTTAAATAATATTGAGGCATATCTGCTTTTTGCAAACCAGCTACTATATTTGAGGACGGGCCAACAAAGCCAATCTTTTTTATATTTAATTTCTCAGGCGCCTCCTCATAACACTTAATTAATCTTGTTAACCAATTAGGAGTAACTATAACATCATTATTTAATAATAGATAAAAGCCTGTTACTTTAGCCATTCCTAATCCCATATTTGTAGCTGATGCAAATCCTTTATTATCAGCAAAATGAAAAACTTTTATATTGTTTAATTTATTTTTTAAACCATTTAAATAATCAGTTGTTCCATCTGTAGAGCCATTATTAATTACTATTAATTCATAAGGAATCCCTTGAGTATTTTTAATTACTGAATTAATAGCTTGCACAGTATATTCTAATTGATTAAATACTGGCATTATGATTGACACTTCCGGTAAATTAGAGTTCTTCAATATTCACCTCCCAATGATGTTCTTTTGAATAACCATTAACTAAATTTGGCGGATCAACTACTTTATAAGAAATAGAATTTATTTTAACAATATCTTCTCTTAAAAAAGAATAAGAAGAATCATACATAGCAATTAATTTAAAAGGATTTTTTTCTGAACTACCAGGCATTAAAAGTATTCCATCTCCAATAGATTTTTTATATTTCCTTGCTTTAATCCCTGACTTAATTAATCTTTCAGTTTCATTAGGCTCACCAGTTCTTAAAGCATCTTTAATTCTAATGCTACCCACAACGCTTTCATCTATAAATCCAGAAGAAAGTATAGAACTAATATTAGTAAAAGTTTTTTCTCCTTCTCTAAATCCATTTGCAGTAAAAGTAAAAACTTCAGAATCAGGAGAACCAACAACGGTTCCATTAACAGTTATAGTTCCAGTGCCAGTAGAAGCTCCAGAAATTTCTATTATTAAAATCTCTCCAGTTGGTTGATAATCTACATACATTGTAGCAGTTATTATTTGATCAAGCAAAATATCTGTTTTACGATATAAATCAATTTCTGTATTCAATAAATGTTTCATTAAATTATTGCTCTTTGATATTTTTTTAAAATAGAAATAGTATCAGGCATAAATCCTGCTCCTAAATCTTTTTGCTTATAAGAATAATCACCTATTTTTTCAGATAAAAACTTTTCGTGATCTACTTCATTTAATAAACGATTAGTTTCTCTTTTAACTACTAATTGAATATCATTAGGAATTACAGCATATCCAGCTTGATATGAAATTTCTATTGTAGCAATTCCTTGAGTAAAATATTGACCTGGCTCTAAAGTATAAGCTTCAACTCCTCTAAGATATTTTTTACCTGCTCCTTTTAAAGCTATCTTTCCATTTTCCCAAAAATGATAATCTAAACTTGAAACTGGAGTGTCATCACAAGTTAAAGCTATTACAGATTGTAAAGGCCATTGTTTAACCAAAAATATTTGTTCCCAAGCATAATCTACATCTAATACTTGATCATAATAAGTAATCCCTAATGACCTTCCAATAAAAGATTCAGTAGCAAGAGAAACTCCATCTAATATATCACCTATCTGAGTATCCCAAGTGCTCAAGGTTATACCAGCATAAGATTTAAAACTTGCTAATGTAACTAATCTGCCCCAAGGCTCTGCTGGTAATGCTGGAAGTTCTACTGGCATTTTAACTCCTTAACTAACAGTTACCTCTTTTGTAGCTGTTTGACTTTCTCCTTGTATAAAAAATGTAAAAGTATAAGTATCAGCATCAAGGAACATTGGCCTTCTCCACCTACCATTTACATTTGTCATAGCCCATCCTTTTCTATAAGTAACCGATCTATTCCCGGCATCATAATCTGTTTTTAGATAAGCCCATATTTCAACATTATCTAATGGAACTCCGCTTCTAACTACTCGCATATTATCTGACCCACCAGTATTATGATCAACAGATATTCCACCACTTCCAGCAGATGGTAAAGCTTCAACTACATCTAAAGTTTGAGAACCTAGCATTAAAGATTCTAATGAAAATTCCCCTAACGGACTTGGATCTGGATTCTCAAAACCAGAACTAGGGAATGGCCTAACATCACCATAACCATCCTTATCAGTATCAGGACTTCCACCTACTTCATCAGCAGCACACTCCGAAGCTCCCCAATGATGACCAGAAGAAGCCTCATCAAAATAAACATCACAAGCTTTCATAGATAATCTAGTAATTGTATGTTTTACAGCAGCAGCAGCAACATTAGCTATATAAACAGCAGTTTTGCATTTTAAAGCTTCACCATCAATAACTTTATTTCTAACCGCTCCATCATCCCATAATTTAAACCCTATCGAGCCAGAATAATCACTTCCATCTGCTCCTACATTAAAAAATGAATTTCTACCACAAATAAAAGCTGTAGCTCCTTCATCAGTCTCCATAGCAAAACAAATTCCATTTACTACTGAATTAATCGCATATAATTCTTCAAAGATACAGTTAGTTGCATTATACATTCTAAAACATCCTGTAGCTCCAGATGAATTTAAAATTTTTCCACCAGTAACATAAATTTCAGTATCAGTATAACCAGGAGTAGAATTATAAATTTCTAAACCCCAACCACTTTGATTTTGAATAATAAAATTACCAACTAAAGCATAAAAACCTTTTCCAGTTAATTGCCAGTTTACATTCCCAAAATCACCAGTCGCAATAATTATATCACCTCTACCAGAAACAACTCTACTTAAAGCCTCAGCAAAAGTTAAAACTGGATAAGAATAATTACCTACATTATTATCATTTCCATTTGGATTTAAATTATTCTATTACCAGTATATTTTAAAATTGAATAGGTTCTTAATAAACTAATCATTTATTCTTCTTTCTCCTTAAACTTTATTTTAATTTTTTTATCTAATTTAACTTTTCCTTTTGCTTCATCTTCTAAAACAAAATCTTTTAATTTATTACTACCAAAATTAGCAATAGCATTTAAAGCTTTTTTATCTTTAATTATTCTTTCTCTTAATTGAATAACTGATTGCGTAGGTTTAAATAATTCTGGATCTTTTAATAATCTTTTTTGTAATTCTTTTGCATGAGTTAATAACCATATTAAAAAATTATGAATATCTTGGTCATTAAAATTAAGTAATTCATTTGTAATAAATACTAAAGAATCATCATCTAAATCTATCAATAAATTATCTAACTCTTCTAAATGCTTTTCCCATTTTCCATAACACCAATTATGAGAATTTACTTCCAAATAATCAGCAAGCCCAATAATCAACTCATTAGTAGAAGTTCTTAATTTTTGTAAAATTCTAAAAGCATTAAACATAATATCACCCCTTCACCTTATTCAAATTATCTAAATAACCCCCGGAAGATTGCTGAGGAGAGTTTGCTGGATCAAAAGCCCACATATCTTGAGGATTATTCCTATATGAAAAATTATCAGAAAAATGCGTATCTCTCCCCAAAACCGTTGCTTCAATATAAACCTCATATTGGCCTAAAGTTAAACCAGCTAAAGAAATCGGATAATAATAAAAACCAATAGTTTCAAATTGTTTTTGAGGTTCCGCTTCTAATATCTGATTTAAACTTCCATCTATTTGTGAAATCCAATATAAAATTAAATTAATATCAGTAGGATCAACAGCAGTTCCATCTGATCTTTTAATAGCTATTGAAACAGGAAAATAAGCATCACCATAATTGGCTATACCAATCATCTTAAATCTCCTCTAAGCAATAAATCATCAACAATAGCACTACTTAATAAATCACAACAATCACAATCAGGATCACAATCACTTATAATTAAATCAGCCATATATTTAGAACTCTGATTTGAACTTCCAGCCATATAAATATGTATTCTATTTATTAAATCAAAACTATCATGCCTAAATCCAAGATCAGAAAGTTTAGGAGTTTCCATATCATCTACATAAAAATCATACTTTTTATTTGGAATATCTAATTTAATTTTACAAGCAACCCAATCATCATCAACACCAGCAAATCCAGTAGAAAGATAAGAACCCCCATCTTCTCCATTTCCATTAAAAGCTTGATAATATCCAGAATGATAACCAACTAAACTTGCAATCAAACTATTCTTGAAAGAGTATATATAAGGGCAAGCTTCATTTTTATTAGAAGTCCGCCATTCCCATCTTAACCACTGAATTAAATTTTCACCACCCGTTAAATCTTTATCTGCCCTACTATAAGTCTGGGATATAAAATGACCATCAATAGTTTTTCTTCCCTCAAACTGGACTGAATTCTGGATTAATGGAGAATCCCATCCATTCGCTGGTTCCCAATCTCGTTGCCCAATTAAATTACCTAAATCATACTCACTAAAAATGTCATAAAGAATGACTGCCATATAATCTTTTCCTTAATAAATCAAAATTAAAATTAGGATAAATTATTTTAAAATCATTTTCTTTTGATTTTAAATTCTTATCAGTTATTTCTATAATCTCTGAATTTTTCTTTAAATCAATTAACTCTTGTTGTTCTAAATTAATTGTAATTATAGCAGAAAAGAAATCCTTACTATAAAATACACCAAAATTCTTATCAGAGATTTTAATAGGTTTAATAGAATTAAGATTACCTAACTCATCATCAGTTTTAATAACTTCAGATATAGTAGGTAAAATAAGATTAACTATCATTATTTCTCCAAAATCCCTGCAATAATTTTCTTTCTTGACATTCCAATTTTTACTTTCTTGCCTACTACTTTTTTATAAGTATCTTTTAGCTCTACAATCTTCATCTTCTCTAAGACTGCTAAAGATAACTTATCAGGAACTACACTATCAGGAACTCTTATTGGAGTTTTATCTTCAATAAGCTTATAACCAGATTTTAAAAGAAAATCCTTTGTTTCCTTTTTTCCACATTCACATCTTCCTTTTTTTACTACAACAGTTTCATAATAAGTATGCTCTTTAAACATTGGAACTTTTTCATAATTTTTATTAAATAATACAAATCCCATCTTTTTTCTCCTTTCTTTTTTTAAATTAAATTTTAGCTACCTACTAATCCCGCTATTGCTATGACCCCTTATTATAGCACCTCGCTAAAATTATGAACCAGTAATACCAATCAATTTTGCACAGGTTAAATAATTGCGCATTACTAAAACCTCATCACAATAAATATCAAAAGCATCTGACTGCGAAGTGGTTTTAGCTAAAGGCAATATAGTAACCTTAGTCAATTCTGATATAAAGCAATGATCAGTATCAATTACATAAAGGGTAGAAGTTCCACCAGAAACTTCATCCGTTACAGCAGATCCATCCCACGCTTGAGTATCAGGAATCTCCGTGCTTCTTAAAATCGGTATCCCATTATAAGTCGGAACCTTGAAGCCACCTTTAATCTCTATCTTATCTACAAACCTTTGCTGAGCTTGTAGTAAGGCATTAATCTGCCTGGAAGTCCGCTTACTACAAAGAATTAGATCAGGTTCATGAATACAAGTATCAATAACCTCATCTAACTTTGCCAGAGTAATAGATTCACCAAGAGTAACAGTAGTCATACCTACTGCCTGAGAAGAAGGAATTAGAATATCAAGGCCATCAAATTCCAAAGCACTGCTTGAAACCGATCCCTTAAAAAGCCCATTCTCTTCTTTCTTACGAAACTCTAAAGTTGCAGCTTCAATTTCCTGAGCAGCAATATTAGCATAACTACGCCCCTGAGCTTGCAATCTACGACTAATAACTCCATTATAAGCAATAGTCTTATAAGGAAAATTAACCTGAGCAAAGCTTCCGCCAGATTGATTAAGTGTCCCAAGATCACTAACAAATTCAGCTCCAGTTGTTCCCGGTGTTCTGCGGTTCTGATAAAAAGCATCACCAGACCCAGGCTTTCTGGGAAGATTCATTCTCAAAGGATTTTTATACTCAACCATCTGAGCAATAACCTTATCAATTTCTGGCTGTCTTAAAATAGAACCAGCAGCAGTAACTCCAAGAGCTTTAATTATTCTCTCAATCTTTCCACGAAACTCGGGAGTATCCATCATTTTAAGATCCATTTAGTTTCACCTCCTTTCATTTAAGATTATTATAAATTGCTATTCTGTTTCTTCTTGCCCTAAGAGCAATTCAACTTTAGCAATAGGATCAGCATTTTTATACTCCTCTGACTCAAGGAGTTTCTTAGTCGGTTCTACTTTGTCGTCAACTTCTAATGTTGAACGATCTTCATTATTTACAGTAGTTTTCCTTATAGGAATTTTATTTTCGATAGTGTCCTTTATTTCAGCTATCGTTTTTGATAAATCTGCGATCTTCTGCTCATTAGCAGTTTCCAGAGCTTGATCTAAAGATTTAATTACTCCAGATAATTGAGTTTCTACCTCACCCAATTTTTTTGATATTTTAGAAGTATCAACATCCAGCATTAATTTCTTTTCAGGCGAATAACCATACTGAGTAAAAATACCCATTAGCAAAGACATAGCCTTCTTGAGAACTGGAATATTTTTTGGAGCAAGTTTAGCAATTTCAACAACTGATATTTTCTGACTCTTCTTAGTTGGTAACTTAAAATCCTCATAACCGGGGACTTTATGCTCAGTTAACAAACCAGCAAGAGTAGATAAACAATCATTTATTCCCTTAACAATTTTGCTTTCCTGCTTCAAAACTACTTCCTTATCAACCTTATCCTTTTCTGAATCATCCATTGCATCTTGGTCATCTGAAGTATCATCATCAGTAGTTTCATCATTGCTCTTAACAGTTACCTCAAAATCATCAAGCTCTTCAGGATTATCAGGTAAAGAATCATCAAGATTCTTTTGAGCTTTTTGCTCATCAGTCAGTTCAATATCCTTATCATCCATGCTATCACCTCCTTTCTTTTTCTCGACTATTTTATAATCCAGTATTCGCCCTACTGGATGATCAAACTTATGATTAAAAAATACCAAACCCTTTGGAGGTTTCTCCATATAAACTTTCATTGCTTCTTTAAAAGCAATTGGTTTAATAATTTCATTTAATAAATTTTTAGCATCAGTTGATACATAACCTTCAATTATTTTATTCTTTTTATCAATAACAGTAATTACAGCTTCTTTATCTGCCGGAATAGTTACTATTGAAATATCTCTAAGGTCAACCTTATCTACTATTATTTTATGTTTTTCACTAACCTTATCCCCGATATAAATTATATCTTCACCTTCAGTTGGCCTACCACTCCAGGAAAAAGCAGTAATATAGCCTTTAACTATCTTTTTCCAAATATCATTATCTTCAATTTTTACCTTTACCCAAAGCCCACCATTAAATTTAAGAACGCTATCTTTTCTTACAAAATGCATCATAACCTTTCCGCCTTTACCATCATCACATTTAATAACTAAAAATTTCTTTTTATTAGCAGGTGAATCTACTAATGAAACTTCAAATGTAGTTAAATCAATTAATCTTCTAACTTTCTTTTTAGCCATCTTCTACCTCCACTTCTTCTTCTTTAACTCTTGAAATTCCTTGAACTGAATAACCAGTTATTTCTCCAGATTTAATTGCTTTCCAAATTTCCTTATCCAATACCTTAGTAGTTATTAACCAAGAATTTTTTTTAATTTTATAACCATCTATTTTAAAATTAACAGGAGCGATATAATTTTCTAATATTTTTAATGAAGAGGGAAACATCGAATGCATTAAACCTAATGTTGCAAAATCCTGCATAAATTTAAAACAAGTCTTTCTTATCTCTTCAGCAGATATAATTTCACCCTGACCATCAATAGTCTCAGGCTCAAGAACTACACCTGTCACTAACTGCTCATCTTCTTTAGCTTTATAAATAGGAACAAATCTATTAAAATGTTCTTTAGTATCATCTGGTAATTGTTTTTTTACTTCCTCTGGTAAATCTTTATAACCAATAGCTTTTAAAGCTTTTAAGGTATCAGGATTCCAAATTATATTTATCTTTTCTTTTTTAGCTTTCTCTTTTTCTTTCTGCTGATCATGAGTAGTTATATATGGCTCTTGAGTTTTAATAGGTTTATTTATTTTCCACCATTCATCAGGGACTTTTTCATAATCCTCTCCACTTATTAACGAAATATTATACCTACCATTTAAACCCTTATTCTTTTTAAAGAAGAGAAAATATTCGTGATAATCAGTTTTTTGAACCCCATAAATTGCTAATCCAGAATCTACATAATCAATTCTACCAGCAGTTTCTTCAGTAGCACCAGCCTGACCAACCTCTGCAAAATAAGTAGGTTTTTTAGAGCTTACTAAATGCAACCATTTTAAATTATGTAAAGGTCTTTTTTGTGCAGATATATTACTTTCATCATCAAAGAATTTATTTTTTAAAATATCTTCAACCCTACCATCTTTTAAAAATTGAATAATAGCCCCTGGAGTATTTAAAGCCCAATCAATTAATAACTTTTTATCAGATAATAATATTCTTAAATCTAAATGTGCATTACCTCTATTGATTAAAACATTCATTAAACCAGCTAATTCATTTTTCTTTGGAGGTTTTTTACTAATAAATTTACTTATTACTTCTGAAACTTTTCCACCAGTATCAGAAGCTTTTTGAGCACTTGCTTTTAATTTACCTAAATCATTTTTTAAAATAGCTATTTTATAATTACTCCAAAGTTTTCTTAAAGCTTTATTAGCCTCATCATCAGGCAATCGTTTAATCTTTTTTAAATTAGTTTTAATATCATTAATATCCTTTTCACTCCAAATCCCTCTACTGTGCTTTTGAATAACAAATTTATTAGTTTTAATTCCTTCTTGCTTAACCATATAAGGATTAGTATTTTTTTGTTTTATCTCTTCATCTTTAACTAAAAGCTCATTTTTAACATTATCTTTATTATCTTTTTCTATACTTTCAATTATATCTAATTTCTTTTTTTCTGCATCAATCTTTTTAATAATAGGAAATAACCAACTATAAGGAGTTTCACCAGCCTCAATTTCACGCTTTTTTATTTCCTCTAAAACAAAAACATAAGCGTTAATTAAATCTTCTTTATTAAATTTATTTAATTCTATATTAATCATTTTTAGATACCGCCTCAAATAACTCTTTATTCCATTCTTTATAATCTTCTGGCTTAAAAACAAATTCCCTTTTAATCATTTCTTTATAAATCTTTTTAGCTAATTTAACAACTTGTTCTTTAGTAAATTTAAACTCTTTCTTGTCTTCCTTTATAGTAAAATACCAATCATTAATAATTTTCCAATCATCTACTAATTGCTCATCTATAATTTCTTTAGGTTCATATTCATCTATATCTTTTATTTTAATTTCAATTTCTCCTATTTCTGGTTTATTTAAAGCCCCACCTGCATTAGAAATTCCTAAAGCTTTCTGAATAGATTTATCATAAATTTCATGTAATAATCCATGAAGCTCTAATAAATCTTTATCAGAAATAGTTTTTAAATAATCTGAATTTATTTCATTTAGTTTCATCTTCTTCTTCAATTGAAATTACTTTACCAAAAGTAGAGGAAATAAATTTATTATCTTCTAAAACTGTTTCTTCATAATAAACAGCTTTTTCTTTATCCACCGCATTATAATCTTTATCAAAAAAAGTAGTTATAGTTTCTTTCTTACTCATTAAAATAATTCCTCAAAAAATTTAACCCGCTTTGGATGATTCTTAATAAACTTTTTATTACCTTCTAACCATAAACTAAAAGAATGTGAAAAATCTTCAAAATCAGATTTTAAATAACCTTCTGGTAAATCTAATGCAGTAAACTTTTCCTTACTAACAAGTGATTTAAAACTATTAGCAGTAGTAGGATTAGTAATTGCGTAAGCATGTCCAAATTCATGATATAAAGTTAAAGCATCAGCGTCTTTATATAACTTTACATTTTTTCCTATATCACAAGTTCCAGTAATATTAGCTTTACCCCAAGGAGTTTTAGCTGTTTCTTTTTTGCCATAAATCTTAACCGAGTTAACAGCTTTCTGAACTTCTTTTGGCATTTCTCTAAAACTTTCTATTAACAAAGCTTCAGGGAAAACTTTTTCACCACCTTCTAAAAATTGCATTCTTGGATATATAGAATTACTAATAAATTTTACTTCTGGATCAAACTCTACTACACAATAACAATATCCATTACATCTTGAAGTTCCATCACCAGGCCAGGCAGGTAAATCATGTCGGGTTTTATAAGGATTACCAGCTTCAAAATCTGCACAATCAGGGCAAGACTTTCCAGATGTAGTTCTCCAGAAACACACAGAAACATCCCACTCAGAAGCAGTTACTTGTTTTTTAACTGGTTTTAATCCAAGCCTTTCTCTTGCTTCTATTTCAGTATCAATAGCTTTTCCTATTTCTTCTCCAAATACTGCATTAGCAACAGACCAAATAGCTGCACTGTATAAATTTACACGATAATCTAAACCTTTAACTGATTTAGTAACCGCTTCTTTAGTTTTTTTAATATCTACATTTTCTTTATATAATAAATCTAAATCATCAGTTAATCGTTTATTAAGGTTTTTAAATAACTTCTTTCTTAAAAACTCCTCATTCCATTTTAATCGCTCTTTAATTATTTTTCTAATCTCTTGATTAGTCAAATAAGTTTCTCCAGTAATTTCAGATGCTGCTTTCTGAGCTACTCTTGCAGTATGATAAAAATATTTTTCTGCTAATTTAAGCCAGTTTGTTAAACATATATCAGTCTGCTTATTTATTTCCTTTATACCCTGGGTTTTAGCTCCTTCAAACTTTGTAAAGAATTTAATTACATTATCAGTCATTCTATCCCAATAACCAGATAATTTATTATTATAATTCTTTTTAACATTTAAAACTTTTTCAACAGGCAAAACCACTTTGCCTTTTAAATCATCTATTTCTTTTTGTGTAAGTTCTGCAACTTCTTCAAATTCTTCTGCTGAATCACCCTCTAATAACTGTAAAACCTTTTCACTTTCACCATTTTCATCTACCTCTTCAGAATCTATTCCCTCTTCATCAACACCAATTACATCTTTTTCTGAAGCTAATATTTTACCAAGTTTAATTACCTTATTGCCTACTATTAATAAATGTTGATCTCCTCCAGGAACTTCAGATAAACCACGCTTTTTCCTTACTTCATTTAATGTCTTAACTCCAGAATGAAAATAAATTTTAGAAGTCTTAGCTTGAGTTTCATCTTCCTCAATCTCTTCTAATTCCCATTTAAAATAAACATCATTATATAATTCTGGTAAAATTTCAGTATTAATATAATAAGCAATTAATTTAGCAATAGGAATTATTAAACGGCTCTTACCTAAAAATCTTTGCTCCTTAGCTGTTGCCTTTGGAACATCCTGGGTAGAACCCATCTCGACTGGCATTAAGCCAAAATTTCTCCAGATAATCCTTTCAATAACTAGCATCAACTCCTCTAATTGCATATCTCTATTAGGTTGATGAAAAGGAATCCATTGAGCTTTACCATCAGTTCCATAAATTACTCTTATTTTAAATAGATTACCTTTATATTGTTTAAATTGTGCTTTCGCTCTTTCATAAGCATCTACACTTACTGGCCCAAGATCAAGAACCCCAGGTGGTATTTCATCTTCTGTAAAACTATCGCATATATGTTTAATAGATTGCATTAAAGCTGCAACCTCATCAATAATAGATTCTATAATAGGAAGGCCATAAAGATTATGAGTAACAGGATGTAAAATTATATCTACTATATCTTGTGATCTAAAATTAACATCATTCTCGGCCATATAATCGCCTTCTTGAACATAACCAAGAATAACCCCATGAATATCTGCCTTTGGTTTTATTGTAGCTACATCCCTCGCCCATAGCTCTACTAAATGACCTTTTAAATTTCTAACTTTTTCAATCTTACCAGTATCACAAACTAATAAATCATTTAACATCTTTGACATTAATTGTTGAAAATTCTCTTGATTAACATTAGGATTGTTTAATAACTCAGTAGCCTCAGTTACATGAGCATCATCTACATCTTTATTTTTCTTAACTATATTCCAATCTAAAGTAGAAACAGTTCTTACTATATTATCAACAGCAGGTCTAACGGCAGAAGATTGATGATATATATCTCTTAACCTTTCGTAACTAAGTAATTTACCTGTTCTTGAAATACTCTCATCTTCACTAAGTTTCATTAAACCAGTTTGTAAACCTTTAACTTCTCCTCTCAATCTTCTGTTCTGGCTATCAACAGCAGTAATCTGTTCAGATAATTTATCAATCTTACTTGATTGCTTTTTAACTAATTCTTTTGTTTCGTCTCTAAAAAATGGTATTTTCATTTTAGTCCCAATCATCTATCCCAGAAAAATTTAAATTATCAGAAGAAACTTCATCAGCTAACAAAATAGAATCAATAACATCATTATACTGACCTGGAAAAGAAGTAAATTCTTCAACCACATAATTCATAGATGATCTAATAAAAAACTTTTTATTCTCTATTGTAGGTTGTAATTTCATTGCTCTTGATTCTGGATCAAGATTATGAAATATAGATTTTACTGGAATATCTGTCCTATCAATAAAAAAATTAGCTAATACTTTTTGATAAGCATTACCTTCAATACCAACAATAGTTGGTTTAAACCTATCATTTTTTTCTTTTATTAATTTTATTTGCCTATCTAAACCTATAAATCCACGATAATAATCTAAGAGATACCTATTACCATCCATATCCTTACCAATAGTAGAATGAGCAAAAGCACTCCCATCAGTTGATTCAGTAGCAGGATCAACTCCTTGGAATACTCTAAGAGATTCTTGAAATCTTATTTTCCTTCCATCCGGTAATGTTACTATCTTATCCATATCTTCATCGTTATAAAATCTAAACCATTTTTCCTTAAACATCTTTTCTTTAAGTGCAGCAACATCATTTAAATACTGTAAGTTAAATTTAATACTACCTTTTTCACGCTTTAAAGCTTTTAAAAATTGTAATGGAAACTTAGAAGGGAATAATGCTCTTTCTTTTTTACCTTCTTTTATAATTGCTTTTTCAACTACTATCTGATAATCTTTAAACCTACTTTTATTATGTTTAATTATATATCCATATAAATCAAATAAATGCCAACGAGTTCCTATTATTATTAATTGACCACCAGGCTCAAGAATATCAGGCAATGATAAAAAGAAATCAATTACCTTTTGCCTTTCTGTCGGTGTCCTACTATTACCAAAGCTAACAGGATCATCAAGAATAATTAAATCAGCATGCTCAGAAACAATTTCTTGTCCTATTCCAACAGCTTCAATAGTAGGTTCTTTTAACTCCGCCCTTCTCCTTGATATAATAATTGTATTCTCTGTCCATTTATCTGCTAACTCATCTAAGTTACCATAGCAAGCTCTAAATAAAAGATTACCTTTTATATGACCTTTTATTGCTCTTAAATAATTTTTTGCATTCTTTCCAATAGCATGAATTAATAAAACCCTCAAATCTCGATTCTTAATTATTCTCTGTAAAACATATCCAATAGTAATAAGTGTAGTTTTTAAATGACCTCTTGGGGCTAAAAATAAAATTCTTCTTTGATTAGGAACAATTTGCTTTGACCATTCCTTATGAGGCTGAACTGCTATCTGGTTATAACCAAGTATAAATTTTGTAAAGTAATATAAATCATTAAGCCCTCGCTTTGCAATATAAACAAACTTAGCAAGGGCTTGAAGTTTAATAATATATAAATATTCATTAGAATCAATGAATAGTTTCTTTACTCTTTTGTAAATCTTCTTCTGCAATTTCTCCCTCTAATCTTATTTTCTTGCCTCCAGGTATATTACCAGTTTTAATAAATTGTTTTAAAGCAGTTGGAGACATATTCTCAATCATTTGCATATAGGGCGGAATATCCTCTTTTCCTTCTATCTCACCAGAAGGAACGGTTGGAGTAAAAATCCCCTGTATCTTTGCTATTGAATCTTCTGCTTGTAAACAAATTTTTAAATCCTCTAATTCCCAGGCTTTATTAAATATCTTTAAACGCCTTTTAACCGCCCTTTCTTTTGCCTTATCTATATCATCATTTCCCTCAAGTGCTTGGCGTTGATATAAAATCTTTTTTGCATCTTTAATATAGTTTCTAATCTGCCTCGGTAATAACCGATAACGCTTACCAAAATAAACCTCTATCTCTTTAGCCCGCATCCCTTCTTGGATACAATCAGCAATTTCTTCAACTCTTAATTGATACTCAGTAGAATGTTTTTGTTTTTTACTCATCTATAACTTTTTCTGGCATTAGCTCATAACCACCAATACTAAATAAAAGAAACTGCCTCGCATTCAAATCCCCAGAACCAGATAATCTAACTCCGTATCCTATATTTACTAAGCAAGTTTTACCTTTCTGTAAAAACCCTAAATTAAGTGAAACTGATAAATCAACCCTATCTGCATTCACTCCTTCCAGATAAGAATAAACCCCTATATCAAAATCTAGAAGATTGGGCTTTTCTTTAGAGATATAATAAATGGTTCCCTTGACTCCAATACCTAAACCTGAATTTAAGACTATATCAAGCTCACCATCATTAATATCCTCATCCATCTTTAGGTTTCCTACCTTAATCAAACCAGCAGATAAGGCGCTATCAACACTAACATCCTTTGCTTCTCCCTTGCCAACGAATCCTAATAAAAGGATTACTACCAGCATTCCAATTAGTTTCTTCATTTTTTAACTCCTTTCTGTTAAATAATTAAAATTAAACTCTACCCAGAAAATTTTCTGAAGTAATTTAAAAATAGGTTTTATTATAAATCTCAAAATTGTTAATCTAAAAATAAATAATTTTAATCCCTTTATTTTTACTTCTACAGGAATAACGATATTTTTCTTAACTTTCTTTAAATCAATTTCTGCTTTCATTTATTCTCCTATTCCAAATACTGTTTTTATAAAAGACATTATCAATCCTCCGCCTCCTCCAAGACTCCCTGCCGTTAACCTATCTTTCAATTTATTATTTTTTAATTTTTCTAACTCTTTTTCTGCATTCTCTAATCTAACTTCTTGTTCTATATTATTCATCTGAATTTCTTGTAGTGTATCTTTCATCCCTTCTGTATCTGATTTAATATCAGCAAATTTACCATGCCCTTGTTTTAAATTAGTAATTACTTCTGCCTTAAACGAAGCCTGTTCTAATTTAACATCATTTAAACCAGTATTAACTTCTTTAATATCAGTTTTCAGTTCACCGAATGCCTCTTTATATTCTTTGTCCATTAGTTAACCCTTATTTATTATAAATTATAACTATACTTATATTCTAAATTAATTACAGTTTATTATAAGTTTTTATTATTTATAATCATATAATTAAAAAAATAGTAGTAGTAGGCAGTAAAATAAATAACTTGCTATTGAGTTCTAATTACTTCTATTGTCTTCCCTGCATCATTGCAGATATAGGCAACAGTATTAAAAAATACTGCAAACTCTTCACCGTTCTTATCTCTAAAAGTTAACCTAACAAACTCAAAAGGCTTTTTAGAGTAATCCCATTTACTTGGCAAAGCTTCTTCTCCTTCTACAGCTTCAGTGCTAAAAATATAGAAATCAGATTTTGAGCTTGCTTCATACTCTTCTTTTGAGCCCCACTCCTCATAGGTATAATGAATCCTTAACCCAACTTCAAATATCCACCATCCTTGTTTATCTTCAGTAGTCTGCACTTTAATAAACATCTGTCTTTCTCCTTTCTATCTACTACCTACTACTATTTTCTTTAACAAAGCCCAACAGGTTTTGGTCCATATCTAATTAAATCTTCTATTTGTTTTCTTTCTCCTAATAAATTAAAAATTCTCATTAGAATATAATTTTCTCCTGCACATAGTTTGGAGAGATTAGAAGTATTTGCTTTTAAAATACAAATAGTTTTTTCTAAATCATCAGACTCAAGATTATTATACTTGAAATTACAAATATAACCTTCTTCTTTTTCTTTTACCTTAATAGGTAAACCTGTTTCCATTTTCTTTAATTTCATTTTTTACTCCTTTCTGTTAAATAACTTCTTTCTATGCTTCTCCAAATATTAGTAGCATCATAAAACTTTCTTTGGGTTTTATCACATCTAAGACAATACCTAAAATCAGTGCAGAAAAAAGCAGGAGCAGGAATATAAATATATTTGAATTTATGAAGGTTAAATAAACAAAGTAACCATTTTATAAAATTCATCTTTACTCCTTTCAAAATGAGGAAATAAGATATTATATATGGTAATTAAAAGTTAATATAAAGGTAACTAAAATTAAAACTGAGGTTATTAGAGTATATATTTACTAGAAGTAAAACAAAGGTAATCTAAGTTATAATTGAGGTTAATAGACCATTTATATACTACCTACTACCTAAAAAAAATTTGTTTTAGTATTTCATTATTTAATCTTAATATCTATAACTTGATTAGTATCTAAAATTACCTTTCTACTTTTACCTTTTATATTCTCATCTATTAGTAAATATCTATTTCCAATCTGTATTATCTTTCCTGCTACGAAATCACTAATTGTCATAAATACTAACTTTGTTTTATATACATTCTCTTTACTACTAGTTAATCTAATAAGAAACAATTCAAGTTCATTATAATTTACTTTATCTTCTTCCCATTCTTTTTGTAGCTCTAAATGCTCTTTATTCATTTTCTTACTTAGTTCTTTCATTTCCCATCCTTGTTCCACCTTTATTGATTCTCTTTTTTCATTTCTATTCATTTACTTCTCCTTATCAATTCACATTCAGTTCTTTTAAACCTGTTTCTTATTAAAACACATTTCTGATTAAACCTTTTAAATAACTTTGGCTTTATTTTACAGTTATTATATTTATCTAAGTAGATACAATCTATTTTATTCATAATGAATTAAGGTATATGATAAGTATGCTTTATATATACTGTTACCTAAAACTTAACTTTTATAAGGTTTACTCTATTACCTATTTTAAAAATCTATTATCTCCTAAAATTAAAGCTACTCTTGCCTCTTTAGTTTTTAAACTTAATAATTCTTTTTCTATTTTCAATAACTCTTCTTTAAGCATTCTTTTCTTTTTACGCTTCAAATCCATTTTAAATCTTATCCAATATAATTTAAGCTCTAACATCTTTATCCTCTCTTTTATATATACTCTGTTACCCTAAACTAAACATCTATCATATTTAACTAATTACCAATAATTCTCTGTATAGTAAAACTTAACATTTGGGCTTATCTATTAACTACCTATATACTGTAGGATAAAACTAAACTTTTAAACCTTTCTAATAATTACTTTTTGCTTTAAACAATCTAATACTCTATCTTTATTTAAATGCTTTTTAATAACCTCATTTAAATCTTTTCTTAAAACTTCTATTTCAATCCCTCGTTCTTCTAACTCTTTTTCTAAAAATGAAAAGCTATTTCCTCCATAAATAAAAAGCTCTAATAATTTCTTAATAGAAAAAGTTTTATAATN